TGCCAATCTTACTTACTAGGCTATCTCCAGTTACAGGATTGCTAGACATAGGTAAACTCCATAAATTTATTGGTTTCAAAAGAAGGTCGTGCCATTTAAGTTTCATAACACGACCTTGTATGCTAAAACGGAATATTACTTTCTAAGTCTTCCATTGGGTCAGCTTTTGCTGCTGGTTTAGCTGCACCGCCTTCAGATTTGCCACCTAGCAATGTTACGTCACCAACACGGCACTCTAGGCTTGATTTTTCTGTGCCATCCTTTGCTTTGTATGGGCGGAGGCTAATCTCGCCTGTAATGCCTATCTGTGTGCCTTTTAAAAGCATTGGCGCAAGTATTTCTGCACGTTTACCCCATAAGTTGCAGTTTAACCATGTGGTTGTGGCTTTATCGCCATAACCGGCAGTCAATGACAGCGAAAAGTTGCAGATTGCATCTTGATTTGCTGTGTAACTTAATTTTGCGTCTTGTCCTAAGCGACCTGTTGCATTTAGATTGTTCATTTTAGTTCCTTTAGTTTAGTTGTTAATTCTGATACTTCTGTTAAAAATAATTCTACTGCCTTTTCTGTTTCAGCAATGTACTCGTCATCACGATTCACACGTACTACAAACAATGCTAAGTTATCGCCTAGTGCTGGGCAATAGCTAACAAAGTCACACCACTTAGCACCGGTACAAGCCATCTGCCATTGCATCTGCGGTATATATTTTGTAGGTGCTTTGCCGGATAACAAAGTATCTGCATGATTGGCTGCCGTAGGGCATTTAATCTCTACTAGACCATCTCCCACTATGCCATCTGGACTAGCCCCAGACATCTCAATGCTTGGGTGATCAATAAAGCCTACCTCGGTTACCGTAACACCTTGCTTAAACTCGTATGCTGCTCTGGCTAGTGGCTCAAGTTCAATGCCTCGCTCCATGTGTGAGTTAGTAAAGCCTTCCTCACGTTGACCAGTTAAACGCTGACATACCAGCTCCATGCGGTAGTTCTTACGGCTTGCAGACTCACCTGTCTTAATAGTAGCTAACACATCGGCAACACGGCTGGCTGTTACCTTTCCAATGCGTGACTCAAACCATTCTTCTGTACCTTGCATTATCTAATCCTCGGCATTGGTTTTGAAAGTCTGTACTTATGACCCATTGCTTTTATAGCCAAGGCTATCTTAGCATCACGGTCTGCCATCTCTTTTTGGCTAGGTGGCTTTAATCCGTATAGTGATTTGATAATCATGATTGCTCCATATTTGCTTTATGTTCTGTGGCTGCCGACCTAAGTATTGGTAGATAACTTGCATCAGATTTAGTCTGTAGTGAAACAGCATTATATATTGATGTCAATTCTGCCATTGTTTTAGCACCACGGATCATTGCAACATATACATCTACTGGCTCAAGCTCTACAGAAGGCAAGTCTTCACCGGCATAGATATATAAGCCAAGACCGTGTAGCGCAATTGCTTTTACTAGGCATCGCTGTATTGATGTGTTGATTTGGAATGCGTTTGGCGATGGGATTGTTTTGTTGTTATTATCAAGCACAGGATGGATTTGGCTTAGTGTAATGCCATCTACCGTAACAGCTACCTCAACAAAATAACCACACTCTGTTTTGCAGAACGGTAAGCCATCAGTCTTAATAACTTCCCATGTAGCTGTTGGCGATGCCTTGCGTAACTCTGCTACAGCCCATGCCCAAGATAGGTAAGTAAACTGACCCTTCTTCTCTACGTGCTGGTTTACATCTATACCGCTTAGTGTTTTAAATACCGACATTTTCTTCTCCTCGTAATTCGTTTAATTCTTTATTAGCACATTCTATTAAATACTCTAGGTATTCTTCTAGCTCTATAAAATCTGTATCTTGGCGATTGTCTTCCATGTTAAGCCACCAGCAATAAGTATAAAAAAATTGAGAGTAAGACTACACCAACAAAGCAAATGCTTTCTATCCACGGTGTTAGGTTTGTCTTAGGCTTGTAATTTTTGTAATCAGTCATCTTTATTCTCCTGTTCACGTTTCGCTAATTTAACTTCTAATTCTTCAAACTCTTTACGCATTGCTTGTATTTCTTTTATTATCTGCTCAAGTTTTGGGTCTTTTAGATCGTTAGTGTGCATTACGAGCCTCCCTTGTTTCACGGTCACATTTAGCTTTAAATAAGCAAACAGATGCTTCTATCTCAGCAACTCGTGTGTATACCTTCTCAACCATTTGGTATTGGTTAAGTAAGGCGCAAGCTAGTTTGTAGGAATTGTAGGTAGAGTTGACAACTTTACCGTTTTCTAAGATATCCCATTTTTGTTTTGGGAATTTTGTAGATTTGATTGTGTACATTTTTATCTCCACCGTTTCTATTAAGATTGGCTTGCGCCACATTGATTAATCAATTAAAGCCAAAATTGCTTTGCGTGAGTTTAGATAATCCCTATGCTTTGCTTGCACAAATTTAAGCATAGATTCTTTATCGCTATGATTTGGATTTTCAACAAGCACATGATTTATGGAAACTGAAGAATCCATATACGCACGATAATCTTCTTGCAAATCATCTAACAATTCTTTTAAAGCATTTTTAGTAATGTTCATTTTAATCTCCACAGTTGCTATTAAGTTAATCGCTTTATTGCTGCGATGTGTAATAATGGCATATAATAAATACACGGTCAAGTATTATTTCTACAAAAAGTGAAAATAATTATGAAAATATCAGAACACCAAGAGCAGGTAGCATTAGTAAGCTGGTTTAGACTGGCTTTCCCTAAATTTAAGTTACACTTATTTTCAATTCCTAATGGCGAATATAGACATATTGCTACTGCCGTTAAACTTAAACGGTCTGGAGTGCTTGCTGGAGTGTCTGACCTTTTTCTAATGATTCCAAAAAATGGTTATCACGGTATGTGGATAGAGATGAAGGCAAAGACCGGCAGCGTATCAGATAGCCAGAAAGAGTTTATGGCAGCAGCTAGTTCAATGAACTACTTAGCTGTTGTATGCTTTGGTTTTGATGAAGCAAAGACAGCAATCACAAATTACTTGCAAGAAGGTAAAAGTTAGTTTACATTATAGGTATTGGCTTGATAAACCAATACTACAAACGGAGTATCAAATGCAATTTAATTCTATTAGTTTTTATTCAATAGCGGAGTCGGTAACTACTTCGTTGGCTTCCGTGCGTGGTTTTTACTTGTTGGACTTATCATCCAGCCCGCTACTGAATAGGAACTAATATGAAGCGAAAAAGCATATCTAAAAAATTAAGATTTGAAATTTTTAAGCGTGACCAGTTTGTATGTCAATACTGTGGCTCACACCCACCATCAGTAATTCTTCATGTTGACCATATTATTCCCGTTAAAGAAGGCGGTGAAAATGATATGGATAACTTAATTACGTCTTGTGCAACTTGTAACCTTGGTAAATCTGCAAATTTATTGACAAGTATTCCATTAAGTTTAAAAGAAAAATCTGAATTAGTTAAAGAGTCTGAAGCGCAAATAAAAGCCTATTCAAAAGTAATGCAAGACAAAAAAGATAGACTTGATTATGAAATGTGGAAAGTTGCAGCCACAATTGAAGGCGCAGATTATATTAAACAATATAACAGAGCAGATTTAAAAACAATTGAGGTATTTTTACAAAGACTTGAGTTTAATGATGTTATTGATGCTGCAGAACTTGCATATAGCAGGTTTGTAAATGACGATTACAGTAAATTCAAATACTTTTGCGGAATATGTTGGAATAGAATTAAAGGAGATAATCATGGCTAGAGCAAGAAACATTAAGCCAGCATTTTTTCAGAATGAAGACTTAGCTGAGTTAAAACCAATTGAAAGATTAGCTTTTATAGCAATGTGGACTGTTGCTGATTATAGAGGTTGCATAGAGTATCGTGCTAAACGCTTAAAAGTTCAATTATTACCTTACGACAATTGTGATATTGATACAATCGTTACAAATCTTGAGCAGTCACGATTTATCACGACTTATAATGTCAATGGACAGAACTACATCAAAATACTTAATTTTGAGAAACATCAGAACCCACATCCTAACGAGAAGAAAGCTGGTAGCACAATTCCTGATATTGGTGAAAGTAATAGTAATATCAATGAGTTACAAATTATCGTGACAAATCACGACAAAGACGGAACTAATCGTGCTGATTCCCTCATCCCTATTACTGATTCCCCATTACCTATAACAAACACAGAAGTACTTGAGGATTATTTTGAAGACTTCTGGTACAAGTACCCAAAGAAAGTAGGAAAAGAAGCTGCACGTAAGGCATGGAACAAAGCAAACCCTGACATAATAAAAGTAATTGATGCTATTAACTGGCAACGAGAAACCAAACAATGGCAAGCAGAGGATGGTAAGTACATACCAAACCCAGCTACTTACTTAAACCAAGGTCGCTGGATGGATGAAGCACCTGTACAAGAATCACCATTTTAGGAGTTATCATGATTGAAACTGACAAAAAAGCATTTAAAGACATGGTAAACGCAGTCTTTACTATTTACGGAAAGCCACTACCAGAGAAAGAGATGCTGAGGATCTGGTGGCATAAGCTAGAACGATATGATTTTAGCGCAGTAGGTCGTGCATTTGATAAGTGGACAGACACACCAAACAAGCTACCACAACCTGCCGACATAGTTCAGATGTGTAAGCCTAGAGAGTCTGAATATCATGCGTTACCAGCTCCAGTTAGCTACGCAGAGAACAAAGCTAATGTTGATAAACTAAATAAGTTTATTGCAGAAAAGCTAAAGCCTAAGACTGACTTTCATGCCTGGGCTAAACGCATATTAAAGACTCCGCAAAACTTTCCGGAAATGTCAGTAGAGGCTGCTCGTAAATTGCTAGGTGAAAACTATGAAGTGGCTTGAACAAGACAAATACCATATTAGTTCTGGATCGTGGACTATAGCCAAATACTTTTCACCTATCGGAGTTAAGTATGGTCTTAGCAAGATGAACAAAAATCTTGGTTATTACGATACTTTAGAGAAAGCTAAACGAAATGCTAAAGATTAGTTGCATATTTTATACAGCGTGATATATAATAAATCATCAACGACAGAAAGGTTTATTAATGACACACACAGAGTTAAAAGAACTACGCAGTAAAACGGGTTTATCACAAAAAGAGTTTGGCACTAAGTTGTTTAAGACTAGGGATAGCATTGCCAAGTACGAATCCGGCAAGTTTACGATCCCTGCCTACATGGACATTTTAGTAAAGGCTGTGTTTAGTGACTGAGATTACATGTAATGAATTTATAAGGCGCATGAAGGCTGCTGGGTTCACAGGTAAGTTTCGTGCAACAGATGGTACTAGGGTAATAACTGGTGAAATAAAGCAAGACTCAACAATAGAAACTGTGAAAGTTAAGACTTCTACGGAGTCAAGACAAAAAATAAAGGATTTATTCAAGAATGGAAATTAAACAATTTAATATTAGCAATAGTAACTTGCCTTACTTGTTTGAAAAGATTAAGGCATTAGATTTATCACAGGGTTATGTGGCTAACGTAACGATCAAGTCACACACACGTAACCTAGAACAAAACTCACGCTTATGGAAGCTATATGGTGCGCTTGGCGAGTATATTGGCGAGTCACCAGATAAGGTTCATGAACTTATGGGCTGGAAGTTCCTACGAAGTCAGTCTGTAGTCAATGGCGAAACAATTGAAGTAATTAAGAGTACGACCAAGCTATCTACAGCAGAGATGGCTGATTACCAACGTCATGTTGAAATATGGGCTGGTAGTATTGGATTTGTATTTAATGAGAACATATAATGAACTATTTAAGCGTATGTAGTGGAATAGAAGCAGCAACAGTAGCCTGGCATGACATGGGATGGAATCCAGTTGGATTTTCAGAGATTGAGAAGTTTCCAAGTCAATTGCTAGAACATCATTATCCAAATGTTACTAATTATGGTGACATGACAAAATTTAAGGAGTGGAATATAAATGAACCAGTCAACCTTTTGGTCGGAGGAACACCTTGCCAATCATTTTCCGTTGCCGGACTCAGAAAAGGTTTGGCAGACCCTCGTGGAAACCTCATGCTTACCTACCTCGCAATGGCTGACCACTTTAAATCTC